CGTCAAAGCAGATGATAATGGAAGGTCTAGCAGCCGCAATTCAAGCAGAGGAAATAAGATTCCCAGAGGGCATAATAAAACAGGAACTCGACACATATGAGTTTGTCTATTCTCGCACTGGAGTCCGCTACTCCGCCCCCGAAGGACTCCATGATGATTGTGTTTGCGCGCTTGCATTAGCGGTGTATCATGGGAAGCCCCGCAACAGCTTGTTTGCATGACGACATGAAATTCCCTTGGTTCAAAAAACAAGATGCGGTTCTGCCGGCCATAACCAAGCCATTGCCGCGCAATTCATTCTTCTCGACGGAAATCAATAACATTGACCTTGCAAACATGGATTGGGACGCGGTGTTGAGGCAGAGTTTTCAGGTATTGCCCAACCAGTTCAAAGCCATCGACAGGGAAGGTGTTACCGTTGACGGCGACAAATACAAGGTAAGCGTTGCCGCGCCGGGGATGTCACACGCAATGGACGATGCGAGTGCCGGTAATGTTTTGTCGATGAATAAGATTGTCTTGCCGATTAACACCGTGCCTCAAGCCCAGCTTGCGTGGTACGCCAGCAAGGGCTTCGTGGGGTATCAGATATGCGGGATGCTCGCGCAGCACTGGTTTATCGACAAGGTTTGCACAGTCCCCGCCCGTGACGCGATGCGGCATGGGTACGAGCTGGCCACGGACGACGAAACGGAAATCGACCCGAAAGTCCTGTCGTTTATCCGCAAGAAGGACAAGCAATTCGGCATCAAACAAAACTGCGTCGAGTTTGTGAAATTCAATCGGGTGTTCGGCATCCGCATTGCGTTGCCGATTATCGACACGCAAGACCCGAATTATTATCTGCTTCCATTCGACATCGACACAGTGAAGCCCGGAACATATCGCGGCATCGCGCAGATCGACCCGTATTGGATAACGCCGGAGTTGGACATGCAAGCGGCGGCGAACCCCGCGAGCATCCATTTTTATGAGCCGACGTGGTGGCGCGTGAACGGCAAGCGCATCCACCGCAGCCATCTGGTCATCATCCGTAACGGGCAGGTGGTCGATGTCCTGAAACCGACGTATTATTATGGAGGTATCCCTATCCCGCAGAAAATCGCGGAACGGGTATATGCCGCCGAGCGTACCGCGAACGAAGCCCCGCAGCTTGCCCTCACCAAGCGCACGACATTTATGAAGGTCGACATCACTCAGGCTATGGCGAACCTCACCGGCTTCCTGCAAAAGATTAATTTCTTTGCCGAGATGCGGGATAACTACGGCGTTAAGATTGGTGGGCTGGAAGACGAAATGGAACAGTTTGACACGACCCTGTCAGACTTCGACGAAGTGACCATGACGCAATACACCATCGCGTGCGCCGCTTCGGATTGCCCGACCACGAAAATCATGGGAACCAGCCCCAAAGGCGGTTTAGGATCAGAGGGTGATTACGACGCGGACAGCTATCACGAATTCCTTGAATCCTTGCAGATGAATGACATGCAGCCTTTGTTGGAACGTCATCATCTGCTTTTGCTGGCATCCGAAGTGCGGCCTAAATTCGGTTCCAAGGTGCCGGTCGATTGGGAGCCGGTCATCAAATGGAACCCATGCGACACGCCGGACGCCAAAGAACAGGCCGAGATTAATGAGATCAAATCCCGCGTCGGAAACAACCTTGTTAATTCTGGTGCGATTGACGGGGTGGACGAACGCAACCGTTTGATGTCCGATAAAGACTCCGGTTATGATGGATTGGGAGATCGTGAACCAGAACCGATGGATTTAAGCGGCGAGGTTGATGAAACCGGCGGCATCGAATCTGACAAATCGCAGAGCGGAGAAAAATCATGAACCCCTGGACCCTATTCAACCCATTGAGGGGGATGCATTATGGGCCGTATAAGTTTCGCCATTCATTTCGTTTAAGTGTTTGGAAGATATTTTTTCAGAACTTGAAGTATGAGTTTTTTTTGCGTCATTATTGGCGCATGAAATCAGCGAGATTGCATGGCGCAAATAAGCCAATTTCTGCACCGCGTTAATGGCGGGTTGAGGCATTATTGCCCCGCATGTCAGGGGCTGCACATGTTTTTCACCGATCACGCAGACCCACAGACCGGCGCACGATGGGAATGGGACGGACAGATATGCGTCCCTACATTTTCGCCGGAGATGCATATCGTCCAGCGGCGCGTGCAGAACCCAAAAGTGATTGTGTCTGTGTGCCATTACCGACTACGGAACGGGATGCTGAAATTTCTCTCCGATTGCACCCACCACTGCAAAGGCGTAGAAATGGAACTGCCGCCGCTCCCCGAACATTACCGAGATCCCACATGGTATCCGTGAAGAAACGCGCATGGCGCGACCAGCGCAAGCCGAAGCAATTAAAGGGACTTCCGCTTAATCCCAATATCGCCCTTGAAATGCGGTATTACAACGCGATTGCCACGCTCATTCGAGCAATGAGCGCAACGGTAGAAGCCGAGGTTCATAAGCTATTCATCGACGAACCGGCACAGAAGTTCTACGCACAGGACGCGACGATATCGTCACAGGCGAAAATCCTGACAAACGCCCTCACATCAAAGTTTCAAAAGATATTCAACCTCGCGTCGAAACCCCTCGCGCAGGGCATGACCGCGCAAGCGGACAAGTCCAGCGCGACGGCATTGAAGTCCAGCCTCAAACAACTATCCGGCGGCCTGACGTTAAAAACCGACGCGATCAGCGGGGATATTTACGACATCCTAAACGCTACGGTGGCCGAAAATGTCGCTCTCATAAAATCCATATCCAGCGATTACCTGACGCAGGTGCAATCAGCGGTGATGCGGTCAATCACCACCGGCAACGGCTTGCAAGACCTCGTTCCGTTTCTCCAAAAGCAGGAGGGCATTACCCTGCGCCGCGCGCGCGTGATTGCCCGTGACCAGACCCGCAAGGCGTTTTCGAACCTCAATTTCGCTCGCATGGATAAGTTGGGGATTAAACAGTACGAGTGGTTACATTCTGCCGGCTCACAGAAACCAAGAAAACTACATATTGCAATGTCAGGGAAAATATACGACATTGCGAATCCCCCTGTTATAGATAATAAGACTGGGCAGAGAGGTAAGCCGGGTGACTTGATAAACTGCAAATGTAGGGCTATCCCAATAATCGTTTTTGATACTGGCGAACAAGATGAAGGACAATCCACTAACCGCTGAATATGTCCGGTCGATATTGGATTATCATCCCTATACTGGTGAATTCAGATGGAAGGAAAGACCGCTATCTCACTTCCGTGATGGCTACATAAAACAATCATCAAGTGCAGCCAGATGGAATACCAGATACGCCGGAACAATCGCCGGTCATCAACATACTGGTTATTTACGCATTGATATCGACTCAAAGACTTACAAGGGGCATCACCTTGCTTGGCTAATTGCTACTGGGGTATGGCCTAAAAAACTTCTAGACCATCAGGATGGCAATGGCTTGAACAATAAAATATCCAACCTTCGATATGCCTCCGCTGCAGAGAACAATAGAAATGCGAAGCTTTATTCCAACAACACAAGTGGCGTGAAAGGGCTTGGATGGCGTAAGAACAGAAACTGTTGGGTGGCGCGTATCACGGTTGATTACAAAGTCATAGTGGTTGGCCATTTCAAAACGCGCCGAGAAGGTTTATCGGCATTAAACAAAGCCCGTAAAAAGTATCACGGAAAATTCGCGAGGACAAAATGACTCAACGCCTTCACCTTCCCAACGTAACCCTATTCGTTACCGCTGGCCCCGATCTTGAATTGACGCTTGAGTCATTCGAGCGTTGTCTGAAAACCGTGGACTTCGGCGGCAAGATATTCTTCTCCGAGGGGCCGAAAGAGAAAATCCCGTATTATCTCGATTACGTTGTGCCTATCCAGCCAACGGGTTCGGCGCAGAACAGCGGCATCCATTATTTCAGGACGCTGCCGGAGATGCTCAAAACATCCCACATCCTGACGGTTGATTGGGACGCGGGGATTGTCGATCCCGATTGTTGGACAGACGAATTCTTGGAATACGATTACATCGGCGCGCGCTGGCCTTGGCTACCGACCGGAAAGAACATCGGCAACAGCGGTTTCTGCCTGATGTCGAAAAAGCTGATGGAGACTGTGGCGCGTTTCGATCTTAAATCCGACGGTATCATGGACGCGGACATCGGCCAGAAATGGCGACCCAACCTCGAAATGGCCGGCTTCAAGTTCCCGTCCGAAGCATTGGCCGACCGCTTCGCGTATGAGCGCGCTGTCCCCAATGCACCAACGTTCGGGTATCACGGTTTCTTCAACATGCACCGGCACATGAGCGATGCCAATATGATGCTGCTTGTGACCAAACTTTCCGACAGTTCGGTGAAGGGTGTCCATTATCTTGAACTGATGCTGACCTATGTCGCACTGCGGAAATTCCCGGTATTTTTCGCGATGTACAAACGCATGATGATGGTGGACACAGCAGATGATTTTCGAAAGAGATTCACGTCTATGGGTGGGATTGATACCGGCGTGACCATGTTTTTGAGTGAAATGTGTGACCTTGCGGAGAAACAGAAATGACTCAACCGGCGGGATGTTCGATGGACGAACGGCTGACTGTAAATCAGTTGCCTCGGCAAGAGGGTTCGATTCCTTCCCCGCCGACCAATTCCGAGCGGAGATTCAAATGACGAAACGCAAAAAGTTGCTTTGGTTTATATTCTGGTGCGCTTACGCCATTTTTGCCTCGGAATATATCTGGCTGAAAGATAGCGTCCTAACCAAAATCCTCGCGTCGTATTTCTGTATCGAAGCGGTAGGCATAAGTTTTAACGAATGGAGATCGCATGAAGCCCAAGAGTTGGAATGATTATTCGTGGGGTGGGCCGCATAGGGCAGAGGAACGGTTTGTCGATGAATCCCCAAGGCCAATTTATTCCGGCTTACTCGATGCAAATGGCAAACCACTTTACCGCCATCCCAATCCGGTTGGTTTTGAAACTGACATATCGCGGAGATTCAAATGACCCCACAACAATTGCAAGAATCCATCAAACTTTTTGAGCAAGGTTGCGAGGCTAAGGAAGCCAAAGACCTCCTGACGGCCAGTGATAAGTTCACTGCAGCAATTGAACTCGCGCCGCACGTCCCGCAGTATCACATCAACCTTGCCATCGTTGCTTGCGAACAGGCCAAGGAACGGGATCACCTGATCAACAAATCATTCTTCCACGCCCAAACGGCAGCGCGTTTGAATCCCGATGATTTTGCGACGTGGGTGATATTCGCTGAAATCACGCTGAATTGTAACAAATTCCCCGAAGCCATCGCTGCGTATGAAAAGGCCATCGACATGCAGCCGCAGCACGCATTCCTGTGGGCGTTGCTTGGCTTCGCATACCGCCGCAATGGCCAGATACCGCAGATGCGTATGGCGTGTGAGAAGGCCATCGAATTAGACCCCGAAATGGGTATGCCGCATTTCCTGCTTTCCTGTTATTTCCAAGAGGACGAGTTTAATCCCGAACGGATCGCGTATCACGGGGAGCAAGGGTTCTCGGTGTCAAAACCGTCCGTCCTGAAACTGGAATCCATGTGGAACGCCGCGCATGGGTTCTTGGTCATCGGAAATTACAAAAAGGGCTGGAATTATCTTGAGTCCCGTCTCCGGCCAAACCTGACGAATGTTGGCCAGAAACTCCCGCTATCACGATTCGATAAACCGTTGTGGCGCGGAGATAGAGACATACGTTTGGTTGTAAATCACGAAATGGGGCTCGGAGACTCCTTCGTGATGATGCGATATCTCCCGCTGATTAAAGAGAAATTCAACTGCGATGTGACGTTCGAGTGCCAGCCGGGAATGCTCACGCTGTGCGAGAAGAACCTGCCGGGCATCAAGTGTGTCCCGTGGGATAAAGTCGATCCCGATACTGTAGACATGCAGTTGCCGATCCTGTCCCTGCCGTTCGTGTTCAACACAAAGAGTTACAGCGTGCCGTGGGAAAAGCCCTATATCCGTCCTGACTTGGAACGGGTCGCGGAATGGGCGGCTAAGGGCATACGCAATCCCGATGTCTTGAACGTGGCGATATGCTGGAACGCAGGGCGAAACAGCCATGTTGCCGACAATCACAGCACGTCGAAGCGCAAGAGCCTGACGATGGAGCAGATAAAGCCGATCCTCGATATCCCCGGTATCAATTTCATTTCATTGCAGACGACGGCAATGGAGTCGTTTCCGAACCCCGGCATCAGGGATTTCTGCGACACGGCGGCGTTAATCGCTATGGCCGACATCGTCATCAGTGTCGACACGGCGGTGGCGAACCTTGCCGGTGCGATGGGTGCAGAACTGTGGTTACTTGATCGCTTCGACCACGATTGGCGTTGGTCTGACATTCAAACCCCGTGGTTTCCAACAGCGAAAATCTACCGGCAACCGAAGCCGTGGGATTGGGAAAGCGTCGTCGCCAGAGTCGTTGGTGACATTTTGCAAAGGCGTGGTACAATTCGGGCATGACCGCACGAAAAACAGACGGAAATGGCTGGCTAGAAATACGCGACAACCCTATTTCGAAGGTTGGCGTTTTTCCGTACGCGGGTCGTCAGATCGATCCATCGCTTAATCCCGATCAGATTTACATGGTGCTGCGGCCAGAGGAAGAACTGTCGCACCCCGAAGCAATCGAATCATTCAGGCTTGTTCCGTGGATCGATGAGCACGTCATGCTTGGCCGTCGCGAATCAGGTTTGACGCCGCCGGAACTGAAAGGCATCGAGGGAGTCACCGGCGAAAATGTTTATTTCGACAAAGCAAAACAGCAGCTTTGTTCAAATCTGAAAGTGTTTTCTGACAACATGGATGACCTGATCGCAGGGGGTAAACGCGAACTCTCGATGGGCTATCGGTGTCGCTATGAAATTTCCTCTGGTGTTTGGAATGGGATTCGATATGATGCTATTCAGAGAGACATTCGAGGCAACCATCTGGCCTTGGTAAAAGAAGGACGGATGGGGCCTGATATCGCAGTTTTAGACCACCTTTTCACTTTTGACATGAAGGAGCCCGACATGGCCGATAAAGACGAAGACAAATCAGGAATGGACGCTGTCGTGTCGGAACTCAAGAAAATGGGTGAGGACATGAAATGCATGAAAGACCGCATGGACGGTTGGGAAAAAGAAGCCGAGGACAAAAAGGCGAAAGACGCGGAAGAAGACCCCGCCATCGCTGCCGATAAAAAGGCAAAGGACGAGGACGAAGAAAAGAAGAAGGACGCCGAGGACAAAAAGGCTATGGACGCTGCGATTAAGTCAGCCGTCGATTCTGCCGTTGCTCCGCTGGTTGAAA